GTATAAGTTTATCAAGTAAGTTCAAATAACTTCTACCGCCTATATCACAGAATCGCACACACCCGTCCCAACGGCCTAATTTGTATGCTGGCATGTGAAAGGCATATGGTAAAAAGTATTTACATGTATCGGAAAGTTTCCGTCTAGTGGCTACATCTAAGTCGTGAAACTTGATGTTTACCTCATCTCTAATCTCTAAACGTGTAGTTCTTGTCATAATATCTATTATACATTAATTATAAGTATTGTCAATCTGTTTTAACATATTAATTAATATATCTTTGTGCCTAGTGTGATCTAAAAATAATTGTTGGTTGTGTTCTAATTTTTCTTTTATGGACATGTAATCAACATCATTAGTTAATTGACTTAATACCCCATCATATCTTTGCTCGTGTTCACCTATACTGTCAAACGAATAATCAAAAATTTCGTCATACATTTCAATATCAAATACTTCTTTTAAGTTAGCATGATAGTTTTTATCTGCTATACAAATAAAAGGATGACAATTAAAAATTGGCTTTAATGTTTTTTCTGTTGTAAAAAAGGTATTCTCAAAGTTATGTAAAGGCATAGTACCGGATGACGCATCATTCATTGCTGAACTTTCTGTAACCAAATTAAAATAAGTATTTAGAAACCAGTTCCTATTAAAAGTATTATCCCATGTTACTCCGTCGTCATTATTAGGTACATCATTTTCTAATAATAGTGTTGGATATTCACTAATTATGTTTTCTCCAGCACCTCGATTTATAAAACTAAATATTGCGTCAGACAGTAAATTATTCTCTTTTACATAATTATACACATATCTTCTGCTTTGTCTATTAACACCATTAAGACAAAGAAACGATTTTTTAGTGTGATTGAGGTGTTCTTGGACACCTATTGGGTTAACTTTAAATTCTTGCGTGTATAAAATATATGTTTGTAATACAAAATATGGTACAGTAATTACATTATCAAAATAGTCATGCTGTTTCATATTTAAATTTGATGTTAATAATGTCGTAGGAGATGTAATATGGCAATGATGAAACTTCATGACGTTAGCCTCGTATAGACCATCAATTATTACATGGATGTTATTATCATTTACATATTCTATATATTCTCTAAATTCTTTTGTAGGATTATTGTTAAGACCGTTAATAATTGGGCGGAAGCCTTTATCTATGTATTCTTTAAACTGATCTAAAGATGTTGCGTCTACAATACTACAAGAATTAAGAAATATTTTATCTAATTTAATTAATCTGTTTAGACTTGTACCGCCTACTGCTATAAAATTATACATCTGCTATCACAGTATTTAATATTGCTACACTTCTTTCGTGTGCTGGTTTATTATGGATAGTACCGTATGAGATACTTGAGGTGCTTGGTAGGAAAGGTGATAGTTCGTCAGTGGTTGCTATTGGTCCAAAGCCAATAATATCTACACCCATATCAAAGTATGTATCGCTATCAATTATTTCTTTATATGTGCATTGCTTATATACATACGCATCTATGTTATGTAATTGATTAACTATTTCTTTTGTTACACTTACATCTTCGGGTATAATTATTCCAGCAATAAATTCTGCTGATTGCAAACAATGTGATTCTATACCCGCAAAGTCCAACTTATTGTTCTGTAGATTTACTGCTAATGATACTGTCTTAGATTGCTCTAATGCGTTAATTGTATCCATGTCGCAGTTGTTAGCAGTTATTACACAGTCTTTAAAATATTGCATTTGGTGTCTGTGAGATTCTCTCATTACAAGAATGCCGCTTAGTTTGTCTGTAAAACTATTGTATGATTGGCAGTCTATATTAACATATTTAGACCACTGTAAGAATTTTTCTATTGTGCTTTTGTAATCAATGTTGCTGTTCCACGCAAACTCTATAGGTATTAAGGTTTTCTTGTCATTATAGGATACGACAATATTATCTGTGTCGAATGTTATTGTTGTAGCGGTTTTTACTTTTTGATCGTTTGTAATGGTATACGGAAACCATTTAAAAAATGTACTAAAAATATCATAAGTTATATCATCTAAAGAAACCTTGACAATATCGTCATCTGTAAGGTTATCAGAAATTAATTCTTTGAATGTATGTATCAGCAAGTAAATAGTCTCTATAGAGAGATGTCTTCCATTCCTGCTGTTCTCAATTTGACTATGTGACCTATTTGCCATTGTTTTGTGTCTAATCCCTTCATGATACCAAGATATTTATTTCTTAACAAACTGAATTGATTGGCCAATGAAGTTAAGTTAACTACATCGTCATCTCCGTCGACATACTTGTCAGCGTCTCTGCTTGTTAAAGTTCTGTTATAACTTTCTAAAAAGTTTCTAAATACCTTACTACGAGTTTTTCTAAGTTGAATATTAATATGCTCTAGGATTGCTTCNATCTCTTGTAGTTGATTAAAGCGGTGCTCTGTTACACCGGGCAATGACGCACTATTACGCTCTACATTGCCCTTAATAAAACATTCTTTTTTAGCATCTAGTAATTCAGTTTCGTAATAATCTATACAATCAATTATATTGCTTAAATTATCAGAAACTTTGTTATACCAACCTGCCATTGCTAATCCCAGTCCTCTTCTTCATCGTCATCTTCTTCGACTTCATAGTATTCTTCGATGGCTTGCTTTAGATGTCTGTCGCAGTCGTTAATCCCAACTTTGTCATAATCTAATAAACCATTTTCGTCAAACACTCTTACAAGTGAAGCACATGCTCCGTCTCTTTCTTTGGTACTGACGCTAGGTTTAACGGATTCCCAAGTTTCGACAATAAGACTCATATCAATCATTCTACGTTCTCCTCGTATACTGAAGGGTCATCCAATTCGGTTTCGTCAATATCATCTTCAATATCAACTGGTACCACTTTAGGATTCATATCCCATTCGTCTATAATTATCTGAAGTTTCTCATGAGTCCAACCTTTTCTGAACTCTTTGATCTCTTCGCCTGTTACTGGTGATACATATAATAACTTGTTGCCTGTCTTTTCAATAATGCCTTTTTGTTCAAGCATTTCTACCATACCACTGTATGGATCCATGCCTGTCTCATAAGGAATCTTAATCTGTACACCTTCAAACGGTTTGCTGTAACGTGACTTCATTACTTTACATGCCGCTCTAATACCCTGTACTGTTGAAACTTTATTTCCGTCTAAATCTTCTTTTAGTTTTAGTTTCTTAATAGCAACTACAATACTACTTGCGTACACAAAGCCTTGACCACCGGATATCTTATCATCCGGGTCAAACATATCTTGCGATGCGTATGTGTGGTTAGTACAAACTAATCCAATTGGATAAGGTGCTAATTGGTTTACAGTATTTCTTACTAAGGCTGTTAATGCCTTTGGCTTTCTACCCATATCACCTTTCATATCACCTTTTTCAAATTGTGCTACGTCAGTTGGTGTAAGTAACATGCCTAAACTGTCTACTACAAATAGTAACTTAGGCATTTCGTCATACTCTAAATCACCGTAGTTAGACTTGTAGTCTTTCATGAATTCTGAAATAGACTTTGCTACATCGTCGATCATTGATACACTAATTTTTAATAGTTTAGATGGATCTGTNTCAACGTTTAGTGCTTTTAGCCAATCCTCATCTAGTGCGTTCTCAGAGTCAAATAATACTACTTGACATCCTTTCTCTTGAGCACTTCTTACTAAGTTTCCAGAACAGATAAAACTTTTACCTGAACCCGACTCTCCTGCGAACACACTCACTTTGCCTAGTGGTATGCCTTTGTTAAAATCACCACTGATCAAATAATTGAGTGTGTGGTTGCCTGTGCTGATCCAATCAACTGGATCGTGAAAACCGGCACTTATACCACTAATGCTCTTAGTGATGCCAGTTCTAAATTTGCTTAAATCAAATGGTTTCTGCATTTTTTTCTCCGTATATATTTCTGTGTTTTAATTCCTGTTTTAATTTTGATGCCCAATGCTTGTGGCCTGCTTCATTGGCATGGCCGCCGCTCATTTGTACATCATCAAATCCTGTGTTAAAAACATAGGACCAATAGTCCATGTTTTCTCCTCTCAAGTAATTGTCGCATTCCGTTGCTGTATACAATGCTTTATCTGTTTTATGATCACCGTTCCATTCTAGGACATCACCTGACTCTGTTTCAGCCTGGTTAATGTGGTTATTCATTACATCAAACATTATATATGGAATGTTTTTATTTTCTAAAAGATTCATTGCGTATAGAACTGAACGATATTTCTGTGCTAGTAGATCGTCTGCTGTTGTAATAGGTAAAAAGTTTTTCCAGTTGTTGTATTGTTCCGGAATATCTTTCCACTCAGGATTAAGCCAAGAATTAACGTTTGCGTATTGGTAATCGCCATTCTCATTTAATCCAGTACAGTATTCAAATCTACCAATTACTGTCCAACCAATAACAACTAGGTCTGGCTTGTCGCCGCTTGTTGTTAAGTATTCTAGTAATGATCTTTCTATTCGCATATTACTACCACCGGATACTGCTAAGTTTACAACTTTGTCAAAACCAAGTTGGTCACCTAACTTTTGGG